TTCGGAGGCGCGCGCAAGGTCGAGTGCGTCTGGTGGGAGCAGGTCGGGCCGATGAGCGACGTCGAGGCGCTCCGGATCGAGATGAACCGCAGGCTCTACCACTTCACGGTGCGCGAGCTCCGGCACAACACGAACAAGGATTTCCGAATCATGCGTCTCGTCGTGCCGCTCGCGAAGCGGGAGATCGTCCTGCCGCTCCGGATGGTGCGCACGCGGATCGTGGAGAGCGAGCGCGGAGGCTTGCCGCCCGAGGCGCAGATATACGACCTCGTGCAGGAGCTCGTCGAGGACGAGATGATGCTGTACACGGGCGACCAGACGAGCATCGAGCACGACGACATGATCGACTGCATGGCCGACCTCACGGACGAGGAGGTCCTGCGCGACTTCACGCCGCCGGAGGGAGGCGCGCCGGTCCGCGACGAGAGAGCCGCGCGGCGCGACGCGTCCGTGCGGATTTTCGCCCGCTGACGAAACCCTGTCAAGCACAAAAAACGCGTTTTTAATTTTTTCTGGACCCCCTTGTTTTCTTCATTGCGTTCGTTTCGCGCTTTTAACCTTTTTCTTAGAAGGTGGAAACAATTTTTTTCCGTGCGCGGGTTTATCATGTACGCGCACAAAGGACAACCATCGAAGGAGCCGAAAATGGGACACAAATCAGGATCGAGCAGCAAGGTGAAGTCGAGCCAGACGGTCACGCGGGCGGCCGCGTCCTCCGCGCCGATCGCGCCGACCGTCCAGACGCCCCAGACGGACGTGGTGACGCCCGCCGTCGCCCGCGACATCGCGGCCGACACGCAGACCGCGCAGCAGAACCAGCAGCTGGCGCGCAGCCGTCTCTCCGGCATCCGCTCAACCTGGGCGAACTTCGGCGGCGGCCGTTCGAAACTCGGATCGTGAGGGGCCCGCGATGGACTACGCGCGCATAGCCAAGCACTGCCGCCACGTCGAGGAGAAGCTCTTCACGGCGTTCGAGAAGCGCAAGCAGCTCCTCCTGGACGTCGCGCGCGAGTTCTACCCGGCCGCGATCCCCGGTCTCCAGAAAGGCGTGGAGGAGATGGCCGACGGCTACCAGCACGACGACGACCACCGCATGCTCACCACCAAGCCGATGGACTGCATGCGCCGCGGCGCCGCCGGGTTCCACGGCAACCTCACCTCGCCGACGACGCCGTGGTTCCGCTTCAAGCTCCCGGACTTCATGGTGAAGGACGGCGAGACGACGCACGAGCAGCGCCAGCTCCTCGACGACGTGACCCAGGCGACGCGCTGGACGTTCAGCCGGTCGAACGCCTACCCGATGCTGAACCGGCTGTACAAGCAGCTCCTGACGTTCGGCTTCGGCTGCATGGTCGTCGTGGCGGACAAGGAGCGGATCGCGCGCGTGACGACGCTCCGGATCGGCACGTACGCTCGGCGTCGGCGACGACGGGCAGGTGGACACGTGCGTCCGTCGCTTCGCGTGGACGGCCGCGCAGATCATCCGGAACTTCGGGCGCGAGATCGTGCCGCAGTACATCCTCGACGCCGAGAAGGCCCCGACCACCCGGTTCGAGGTGTGCAACCTCATCGAGCCGAACGCGACGGGCGACGAGAAGGCGAACGACGAGATCGCCCGCGAGCTCGACATGTCGGACGCGACGGTCTACCGCTCCATCTTCTGGCTGAAAGGCGGCAAGGGCCACAGGAACGACGGGTTCCTGCGCGCCGTCGGGTTCTCGATCAAGCCGATCGTGGCGCCGCGCATGGAGTGCGAGGACGGCGACGTGTACGGCCTCGGTCCCGGGATCGACGCGCTCGACCTCGCGCGCGGATGCCAGAGCTTCAAGTACGACGAACTGAACATCGTCGGACGGCAATCGGAGCCCGCCGTCGTGGCCGCGGACGAGCTGAAGGACGAGGGCCTGCGCCTCTACCGCGGCGCCGTCAACTACGCGCGCTTCGGCGAGCAGCAGCGCGCGCCGGTCATGCCCATCTTCCCGAACGCGCCGGGCCCGGAGGGCGCGCGCGAGGAGCGCGCCGACGCCGCGCAGGAGATCGCGCGCCTCTTCTACAACGACGCCTTCAGCGTGATCGACGCGGTGCGCCGCGGCGAGACGGGCCGCATGACGGCAACCGAAGTCGAGGCGCACGTCCGCGAGGCGATGCAGCGCCTGGCGCCCGTCGCGACGCTGTTCGACACGGAGCTCCTGGACCCGCTCGTCTCGATCATGGCGAAGTACACGATCGCGGCGATGCCGACGCCGCTCACGCAGGAGCAGGCCGACCAGCTGGCGACCGTGGACGTGGAGTACGTGAGCGCGATCCACCTCGCGCAGAAGCAGAGCGTGATCGTCGGCATCCAGCAGATCTTCGACACTGCTGCCGGCATGGCCGAGAAAGGCGCGCCGCACGCGCTCCACCGCGTGGACGCGGACAAGATGCTCGTCCGTCTCGCCGAGCTGATCGGGTGTCCGGAGGCGTGCCTCAAGAGCGACAAGGAGGTCGCGGCCGCGGTCGAGGCCGACCAGCAGGCCGCCGCGCAGCAGGCGCAGCTTCTCCAGGCGCAGGCCGCCGCGAAGGCGACGAAGGACATCGGCACGATCCCGCTCGACGAGGACCACGCGGGCAGCGCGATCGCGGATGCGATGGCACAGGGCGGAGGTGAGCTGTGATGGGTGATCCGTTCGCCAGAATCTCGCCCGAGAAGGAGCGCAGCCAGAAGGAGCTCGACGCCCAGCGCTTCGACGAGCTCCGCGCGTCGCTCACGCGGCTCGTGAAGAGCGAGGACTTCCGCTCGTGGTTCCAGTACGTCAACTGGAATCTCTACGGCGACTCCGCGCCCACGACGGAGATGGACGCGTTCACGCAGGGCAAGCGCGCCGTGATGGGGTTCCTGAAGCGGTCGATCGCGATCGCGGACGGCGGTCCCGAGTTCCTGGGCGAACTCACGCGCAAACACTTTACAGCCGTCGCACAGGCCAAGGCCAGGGCCCGGCTGGGCAACGAAACCGGAGAAAACGCATGAAGAAACTGCTGATGATGATCCACGGCGACACGCGCCTGCGCGACGCCGAACCCGGCACGGACGGCACGCCGCCCGCGACCACCACGACCACGGCGCCGGCCACGACCGACGCGCCGACGGACACGCCGGCGACCGACGCGCCCACGGACACGCCCGACGCGGGCGACCTCTCGCAGGTGACGCTCGGCGATGGCCAGCCGAAGACGGATCCCGCGCCCGCTCAGACGCCTGCGCCCGCGGAGATCAACGAGGAGGACTACGCGACCAAGGTGACGATCGAGGGCGAGATCGCGAAGGACGTCGAGGTCGATCCGGGCGCGATGAAGGCCGTCGCGCCGATCCTGAAGGAGGCGGGCGTCTCCGTCGAGACGGCGGGCAAGCTCGTCAACGCGCTCGCACGCTACCAGGTGGAGCAGTTCAAGGAGCGCAACGCCCAGCGCTTCGCGGACAACAAGCGGATGCACGACGCGGCGATCCAGAAGTACAGCAAGGCCGACTTCGAGCAGATCAACGCGGGCATCGACGCCGCGTTCAAGCGCGACGGCGTGATGAACTACATCGTCCGCAACTCCGAGATCGGGAACGACCCCGAGTTCCTGGAGCTCATGAAGTGGTACGGCGCCCACCATCCGACGAACACGCAGCCGTCCGGAAGCGGAATCGGAGGAGGCACGACCGGCCAGCCCGCCGGGTTCGCCGGGATCGCGGAGAGCTGGAAATAACCGATTTTGCCGGAGGACAGGTTCGCGGGTGCGACCCGAGGCCGACGGCGGAAACAACAAAAAGGAAACACGAAAATGCAGGTGAACGGAACGAGAGTCCTGACCTACGCCGACTTCGTGAAGGGTCTCGACCCGAAGGGCAACTTCGCCCACCGGATCGTCGAGCTCGTCGCGAAGAAGGTCGACATGCTGGACGACATGACGGTCATCGCCGCGAACGACGGGTCCACGCTCCAGACGACGGTGCGCACGGAGACGCCGAAGCCGGTGTGGACCACGTACTATGGCGGCATCCCCTCCAACAAGGGGAGCAAGGCCAAGACCAGGGTTTCGTGCGGGCGCATGGCCACGAAGATCCTCGTGGACAAGAAGCTCTACGACGCCTCGAAGGACAAGGACGCGGTGCTCGAGGACGAGATCCGCGCGAACATCACGGGCATGAAGAACGAACTGGCCAACGCGCTGGTGTACGGGCTTCTGTCCGACAACCCGCTCGGCATCAACGGCCTCTTCAAGCACTACAGCGCGTACGGAAGCGAGACGGCGGACGACACCGAGTCGGCGCACTACGTCTTCAACGCGCTCGGCCTCACCGGCAACACCGGCGCCAAGACGAAGCTCGGCTCCCTCGCGATCGTCGGCTGGTCGCCCAACACGATCACCTGCTTCCACCCGGAGAACTCCGGCACGGGCGGCATCGAGAAGAGCGACAAGCGCGTGACGGACGTCACCGATCCCGACATGGGCGGCGACGCCACGTACGAGGCGTACCTCCAGTACATCTACTGGGAGCTCGGCCTCGCCGTGCGCGACTACCGCTACGGCGGCCGCATCTGCAACATCCAGCGCGACCTCATGCTCACCAAGGGCTACGAGGCTTCCTACGTGGAGCTGATCGACCGCCTGTCGCAGCGCGTCCGTGACGACGACGTGAAGCAGTGCTTCTACATGGACAAGATCATGTGGGAGAACGTCTGCGTGCTGTTCAGCCGCCTCACGCGCGGGAACGCGATCACGTTCAAGCACGTCGAGGAGCGCAAGGAGCGCCGTCTGTACGGCATCCCCGTCCGCATCATGGACCCGATGAAGGTGAACGAGGCCGAAGTGCCCGCGTTCTCCGCCTAATCCAAGGAGGGAAAGACAATGCACGACAAAATGCTCATCTTTTTCCTGAACAAGGCGATCGCGACGACCGCGAACACGACGTACACGTCCAAGCTGATCGACACCCGCTACAACGGGGACGACATCGACGGACGTTTCTTCGTCAAGGCCCAGCTCGGCTCCGCGCCGACGGACGGCTACGTCACGTTCAAGCTCCAGACGTCCGCCAACGGCAGCGACTGGACCGACGTCATCACCGCGACGAACGTCGGCGCGAAGCTCTACGCGGGACGTCTCCCGCTCGGCCTCAAGCGCTACCTCAAGGCGACCGTGGCGGTCGGCGCGAACGCGCTCTCCGCCGCGACCACCGCGTTCGCGGAGATCACGGACGCGCTCGAGCACGACCTGGACACCGCGCGCGTCCAGGGCACCGAGGACGTCGCCAAGCAGGGCGACGCCGTCCGCGCCGTCGTCGAGGCGTAAACCACGCTCCGCCGTCCGCGTACCTCCCCTCGCGCGGACGGCGGGGCAATTCCGAAAGGAGCCACCATGAAGATACTTTGCAAATCCGCGACGCAGGTGCCCGGACGCGGCATCGTCGAAAAGGGACAGATCGTCGACTGGCCGGACTACCTGCCCTTCCCGCCGCAGGTCCTCGGCAACTTCGTCGAGGCCGACAGCGGCGCCAAGCTCCGCAACCTTGAGCCCAAGCCGGCGAATGAGGCCGACGAGAATCGCCAGCCCACGCTGGAGGAAGCCGCAGCCGAACAGGCGCGCGCCGAGAAGCTCGCGAAAGACGAGCTCGTGAAGCGCACCGCCGCGCTCGGACGCGAGAAGCTGACCGCCGCGCTCGACGCGACGGGCGCCACGTACAAGGCCAAGGACTCGTGTGAGGAGCTCGCGAAGAAGCTCCTGCGCGCCCAGGGACAAGAGGTGGACTAATGTCGCGCACGGTGACGGTCGAGGTGGACGCCGACAGGGCGTCCCTGCGCGTCCTCGATGGGCGCATGTTCATCGGCGAGCAGGTCACGGTCGTGCTGGAGCGCTGGACGCCGTCCGACGCCACGCACCGTCCCGTGCTGACCCTCTTCGCGCCCAACTCGCCCGTCCCACTCGCGCAGTCGACCTACAGCGAGGGCACGCTCACGCTCTCGCTGGGCGGCGCCGACCTGCGCAAGGCGTTCCACGGCTGCGCGGCACGCCACATCTTCACGCTGTTCATCAACGAGCAGGCGACGGCCGACGACGGCGCGACGTGGACGTGGATCCCGGACGTCGTCGCCGTCGGCAACGTCTACGTCGACTGGTCTCCGGAGGTGTTCGAGCCGGCCTCGGGCTCGTTCTCGATGGCCACGCTGCAAGGTCCGCCCGGATCGAACGGGCAGGACGGCAAGAGCGCCTACCAGCTCGCGGTCGAGAACGGCTACACCGGCACGCTCCAGGAGTGGCTCGTCTCCATCAACGCGGGCAAGGCGCTCCTCGGCAAGTCGTTCGACTTCTCGTCCGCGAACGCGCGCAAGTTCGCCGACGCGATCAAGATGATTTTTGAGGCGCTGGGAGGGACTGTGACATGAGAATCCTCACGACCATCGCGGCCCTGGCGGCGTTCGCCGCCTTCGGCGCTGGCTTCGACACGGCGCCGTTCGGCGACATCGGGCTCAACAATCCCGTCGTGACGAACGTCTCGTTCTCCGGACTCGCCACGCAGACGGACCTCGGCTCGTTCGCCGCGACGGGCACGGTCGAGCGCGCCAGGAGCTACGGCACGCCGACGCGGTGGGTGGACGCCACCGGGTGCGTGTGGAGCGTGGCTGAAACGACCGATGGATGGACCTTTGAAGGCGGCGATCCTGAAGCGGACTATTCCGTAACAGGGCCGTTCGACCTTGAAACTCCAGAAGAAATGCTGTACACCTTCAATCTGTACGACGGAGAAGTTTTTATTGATCAAAGCGCGTCGTATGACACGCAGACGCCAGCCGACATTTACTTCCCAAGCGTGGAGATTATAGCCATACCGACAACTGTCATGTCCACGCAACTCGTCGGCCGCGTGGCGCTCACGAACGACGTGCCGGAGTGGCCGGTCGAGCTCGTCCATACCAACACGCCGATCATCTTCGCGGACGGCGAGGACACCAACGTCACCTCGATCGCGATTTACACGCAGCCGGAGAACTACGCGTCGCTGTCGTTCCTCTCGCCCGTGAGCTACTACCTCCCGAACCGCTTCTCGCTCCTGGAGCTGGGCCACGAGTACCAGATCGCGTCCGCGCAGTGGTTCCAGATCGGACGCTACCTCTACGTGCAGAACCCGGAGAACATCGTGTTCGTCGGCGGGAACCAGCGCAGGAGCCTGCAAGACTACCTCGACGCCTGCGCGCCGCAGATGCTGGCGGACCTCCTCGGCTGCTACGTCCCCACGAACGGCGGCGGCCGCATCCACGGCGACCTCACGATCGACGGGCGCCTCACGGCAGGCGAACTCATCACCATCACGAACTCGGACATCCACGCAAAAGGTTTTCAGGTTGTTGACAAGGTGTTGACAGCCGACGGCCTCACGGCGTCGAACGGCATGGTCAGGATCAACTGCGCGCGCATGCTCATCGGCATGGGGACGCCGCGCATCCATCTCGAAACTAACTCCCCTTCCGCGATCACGTACGGCGGCACCTGGGAAAACCCGGAGGGCTCGGTGTTCTCCTGGCAGGAAGAGCACATTGCCGAATACCTTGCCGGCGACAACAGCCAAGAGAGCATTGAACTGCGCAATCCGTATGTGCGCTACATGGACGTGAAGAACGGCTTCACCGGCTGGAAGATCCTGGGGCATAGCGTGAACAACGGACAGCTCAAGCACTTCACGCTGGAGGACTACCGCACGCACCACTTCACGGACTCCGACGTCGGATCCCACGGCATCGAGTTCACGATCTCCTCCAACGCGCATGTGCGGATCGTCTACGACTTCGCGACCACCCCGCCGTCGGCCGTCTACTTCGACTGCGGGCGCGACGGCGAGGACATGAGCGCCACCATGCTCTCGAGCGGATCGGAACTCCTGGCGCCAACCGCCGGCGCGAAGACGCTGATCGAGATCGAGCATCTGTCCGGATGGACGTTCATGGTGAAGGAAACGCCGCTCACGCACTCAAACACGGTCATGCCGTGGGTCCAATCGCAGGAGGAGGAACCGTGACGGCGCGCGCCGACATCCTCCTCGCGATCCTCTCCGCGGCGTTCTCGGTCGTGGCGCTCCCGGCGCCGCATGACCAGATTTCCGAGTACATCTGGCGGCAGGGCGCGAACCTGCCGAGGCACGAAGGCGTGGGTGACAAGAAGCTGCGCGTGTTTGGGTACGAGCTCGATTCGATCTACACCGAGCAGGACCAATACTTCGCGACGGTCACGCGGATCGTCCGCTACGAGACAGGGATCCCCGCCCACTACGAGCAGGTCGGCGCGACGCAGATGGACGCCGTGAAGGTCGGCTTCCACAAGATTGGCGACGTCTGGCGCGAGGAGGAGATACCCGCGCCGAAGGCCGGACAGCAGAGCTACACGGTCGAGATGATCCTCCAGAAGTGCTACGGCACCGCCTGCGAGGAGCAGATGATCCGCGCGCTCTCGGCGCGCACGCTCCAGTTCGGTGGGCCCATGAACGAGATCGCGCTGCTCGCGAAGGTGAACCCGATCAACATCCCCGTGCTCGAGCCGGGGACGCCGCGCGTGCCG